GCTTATAGGCATTATTATCTTTTTCAAATGATTATTTGGGATACCTGGGGAGTTACGGTAATTGACCAGAAATACCTCAATGGCGGCGTAATCGTACTTGCCAGCCTGCAAATCCGCTTCGGTGATGCTGGTGTCATTGAGGATGGCCTCGACTTCTAACTGATCCACGGCCAGCCCCGCGCTGGTTTCAATGGCGGTGGGGGTAAAGCCCGTGGAAGCCTTGTAGGTGATGCCGTCCACCACCAGATCGCGGCTGAAGGAGGTAAAGCCGGAGGTGACATCGTCCTTGCGCGTCACCTTCCAGCATAGCGCGAGAGTGGTGACCTCACTGGCGAGGTGGGCTTTGAGGCTAGTTGAAGCGGGAATCATAAGCGAATCTCCACCAGCGGAATCTGATCCCACACAAACAATTCATGCGACTGGATGCGGATAGCGAGGCGATCGGTGTCAAACCGCACGGGCACATCGAATTCGCAATCCGCCGTGATCAGCACGCCAGCGGCTGGGGCAGCGGTGAAGGTCACCATGCCTGTCGTGTGATCCACGGCAAGGCCAGAGGATTGCAGCACGCTGTCCTTGTAGATTTTGACCGTGCCCGACACGGGCTTTTTCAGCGGGCGAGTCTCGTTTTCACCGCCGCTGGTGTAGGTTTTAGTCAGCTGAAAGGCCGTTTGCGTGCCGTTGCCCGCGCCAATCAGTTGCCCTATGACGCGGTAATCGCTCCAGTCCTTGAAACGGAAGCCGTAAGCACGCCCCTTTCGGGCACGGAAAAAGCTGATGACCTCAGTGGCCTGCGTGCGGTTTTTGATGCCCGTTGAGACATCATACCGTGCCCGCCGGCGTTGCCGGCTAGTTAAATATTCGCGCGCAACGCGCGCGGGCACTGTCCCACGACTGGTTGCGCTGCTCAAAGCCCGATTGCAGGATAACAATATCGGTCAAATATTCAGGGCCACCCGTTGCGCCGTAAGCGATGGCATCGGGGAAGCGGACGTTGTGAAAGCTGGGCATAAAATTGCTGGACTTTTTGGTGGTTTACATGTATTATAGAAATTACGTAATATGAGGAATGCACGATGCTGTACGTCCCTGCCTCTGAAGTGCAAAAACAGTTTGGTCATTATCAAGATAAAGCGCTGCTTGAGCCTGTGTTTGTCACGCGCAACGGGCGTGAACGCACGGTGCTGTTATCAACAGAAGAGTATTATCGGCTGAAGCGAGGGTATATAGGGTATATAACGTCCATTGCTGCGGCAGAAATACCAGCATCTCATAACGCAGCAAAGCGTAAACTGGATGTTCTGGAAAAACTGACATCAACAAACGTGCCGACCGTGCCGCCTCTCGCCGATGCTGCCATTAGCCGTGAAAATCTCTACCGCTTTGAAGTGGGTAGCCAGTAGCCCATGATGCTTATTGATACGAACATTTTGCTGCGCTTGTGCCAGCCAGATCATCCGCATCATACTGCTGCTAAACTGGCTGTGGCTCGTCTGATCAAGCAAGAAACGTCCTGTGTTATCACGCCCCAGATTGCCGCTGAATTTTGGAGTGTCTGTACGCGTCCCGCCGCCGTCAACGGCTTTGGATTAACGCCTGTTGAAGCCGCTGAGAAGCTTGCGAATTTTGAGGCCTTGTTTCCAATTCATGCAGGCAAACCCGAAGCTGAATACACCGTATGGAAGCAGTTGCTTACCGCCCTAGATATAAAGGGCGTGCAGGCGCATGATGCCCGGTTGGCTGCCTTTATGATCGTGAGCAATATTCCCAGCATTCTGACGTTCAACGGTGCCGATTTTCAACGCTTTACGGGAATAACGGTGCATCACCCCGATACTGTTTAAGTATTCCGCCCCTTATGCCGCGCCAGGGACACAGCCAAATCCCCCATAATCTGCCCTCGGCTCTGGCGGAAGGATTCGGCGTCGCGGGTGACAACCGTCATGTTGATGACGGGACTGCTGGAGCCGCCCATTTTCCCGGCTTGGTCACGGGGAATAACCATTTCGCCGCGCTGCAAAATAGCGGGCACTTCATCGGGCATCAGCCCCGCAATACCGCCGCTATGGTAGCGGGGAGCACTGGCAAACAGCATCGGCGATACGGAACGCGACGGCACGCCCGCGCCAACCGCGCCGCCCTCATGCAGCACAGCCGCTGCAAGCATGGCCTGTGTCGCCGCGCCGGTAATCGCCTGCCGAATAGCAATCCGCGCTAAATCGCGGAGAATGCTGTTGGCGAGGTCTTGAAAGTTGAGTTTCCCCGTGGTGACAAAATCCACAAGGGAATCCTCAAGTCCTTGCAGGCTGCGGCCCATGGCGTCCTGCACCTGCCCGGCAACGTCCGTGGCGGACTTGGCGTAGTCTTCCAATGCCCGTTTCGCGCCCGTGGCAAAATCGTTGCTGCTTTCCTCGGCTTGGTGGAAGGTTTCCTGCGCCTGCCCGACCGCGCGGTTGTAGGTGTCTTGGTCAATGGCGCCTTTGGCGAGTAAATCGTTCAATTTGGCGATTTCAGCGCCGTATTTTTCCGCATCGTTGCGGGTGGCCTCGAAGACCTGCCGGGCAGCATCGGCGGTTTGCTGTTCGTCGTACAGTTTCGCCGCCAGTTCCTGCGCCTTGGCTTTCTGGTCATCGGTGGCAGTGGGGGAGAGACTCTCCACGGCTTTATCCGTGAATTTTTCCTTATCGGTTTTACCCACGGCAGCGCGGTCGGTCTCCAGCCGTGCCAGAACCTCTTGGTTTTTGGCGTAGTCGTCCTGCGCTTTTTTTGTGGCTTCTAAGGCGGTTTTTTCATCGTAGAGCGCACCGGCTAATGCCCGCACCTGGTCGCGCTGCGCCGCCGTTGCTTCGCTGGAAAGCTTACGCTCGGCGGTGAGAACAAACTGTTGGCGCTCATTAAGCTGCAACGCCTGCCGCTCGTTCTGCAACGCGGCGATCATGGCGGCATTGGTATCAGCGGGCTTTTGGGCATCGCGTTGCGTCTTGCGGGCGGCCTCATAGGCACGCTGGGCTTCTTCTTTTTTGCGTTGTTGGGCGGTTTCGGCGGCAGCGTTTTCAAGGATTTGCCGCTGCACCGCGTCCAGTTCCGCTTTGATGCGGTTGACTTCCTCCCGCGCCTGCATCACCCGGCGGCCACCGAGCAGGCCGTTGGTATCGTTGCTGAGCTGCTGCGAGGCGTTCATCTCATTGGCGGCCCGCTGCAGTTTTTGAGAAAGATCGCGAAACTGTTCATCCAGCGAGGGATCAGAAAACAACCCCCGCAGGCCATTGACCGTGCGTAGGATGATGGTTTTATACGCAACATCCACCTGCTGGGTGAAGCGGTTCCATTCATCCTCCAGTGCCTGGGTCTGGCGCACCAAGTCTTCGCCCAAGACAACGCCGAAGGCATGGGCTTCCTTGGAGAGACTGGCAATGCCTGCCTCTCCTTCGGACAGTAATTGCACGAGGCGGGGCCCGGCCTGCTTGCCGAACAAATCCGAAGCCAGCGCTGCCTTTTCAGCTTCTGAACCCACACTTTCGAGCTTGCGGACAAACTCATCGAACACATCGCCAGCGTTGCGGATGGTGCCGTCGGTGCTCAGCGCCGCGATTTGCAGCCGTTCAAACGCGCCGGCCGCCGCGCCGCCGCCTTCGCTGGCGACATCGCCCAGCCGCTGGTTGAGGGTGCGAATGGCATCGTCCAGCATTTCCGCCGAAGCGCCGCTTTGCTCCGCCGCATAGCGCAGCTCCTGCAGCCGCTCGACGTTAATGCCGATGCTTTGCGCGAGATCCGCCAAGGCCCCCGTCTGGCTGACGGCGCGGTTGATGCTGTCAAAAATCTGGTTGCCCGCCGCCAAGGCAGCTCCTGCAACGAAAACACGTTTCAGGCCACCAACAACAGAACTTAATGCTTGCAGCTGATTGGAGGCGGGAATCCCGGCCTGCTCAATCCGTTTCAGGGCTTGTTCCCCAGTGCGGCCAATGTCCTGCAGCTCCCGCGCGACGACTCTGCCGTTTTCGGTGGCAAGGCGGATGGAGAGGGTTTTCATGAGGGGTTAGGTGGCAGGGTTTAGGTTGGAGGGTTGTAAAAATTCTTACAACATATCAAAAAGAACCAGGCACCAGTCGCACATCAGGCCGCATTCCGACAGCGGCGGCGTAGCGCACGAGGCTTTGCATGCTGGGCAAGCGTGTGCCCGATTCCAGACGGGCAACAACCGACTGGGTTGTGTGCATCCGGGTGGCCACTTCTTCTTGAGTCAGCCCCGCCTCCAGCCGCGCCCGCAGTAATTCCGCCGCTAAGGCAAATTCCGGCGTCATGGCTTCATAGGCCCGCCGCACCTTCGGGTTTTTTAATGCTTTGGCGCGGAAAGTTGCCAAGGATTTCATAAGGCCTCCTTTGCCACAACGTACACGGCACGGGGATAATATAGCAAAAAAGCTATAATAAGGCAAGGCGGTCAATTAGGAGAGGATTGACCGATCAAAACAAACGGCAGCAGTTCCGCAAGAGCACGCACATCATAACCAAGGGCTTCGGCGATCTGTAACGCTGTTGATACATTCTTATCCCCTACACTCTCCAACCGCATCCGTATGTCCCACGCCTGCCAGCCTTGCAGCGTCTGCGGCTCAAAGCGATTATAGGGACAATCGTTGGTTAACTCACTTGCACAGGGAAGTCGCTGCTCACGGCATCCGGCGCAATAGCTGGCTCCGCCGCCGAAGTGCCATGTGCAGCGCTCAAACAGGGCTTTTTTTCGGCGTCTAACAACTCCTTTAGCCCTGTATATTGCGTGCGAAACTCATCGGCCAGCGTCCAGAAACTCATGAGGTCACCCACGGTTTGGTCATTGACCGGGGCGGGTTGGTTTGAATCGGGCAGCAACACCCCCTCCCAAGCCAGAATGCCTACTTTCGCAAGCGCCGTGGTGAAGGCAGCAATGCGGCGGCCTTCCTCAAGCGCGGCATCGTCAACAGGCTCGGAACCAAGTTTCTGCCGCGCCACTGCCTGCGCCGCGTAAAACACCGCGCTGGTGAACGGGCGCACCTGCACCCGCACGCCGAGTTTTAAATCGATCCAGTAGGGTTCGGTGGGGATTTTGAGGGATAACATGGACTTTATCCTGTTCTTTGAGGTGGAAGGTGAATTAATAGGACGCGACATCATTCACTAGCGTGACGGTCACCATGGCGTTGGCCGCCGTGTTTCTGGCCCCTTGGAAATCATAGGATGCCTCAACCCCGCCGGGGCCTTGGATGCCCAGCTTGGGCTTGGGCAGATAGACTTCGTGGCACAGGATAATCAGCTTGTTGTTGGCATCGATGGTGTAGGAGAATTCCAAGTCCACCGCCGTGCCCGCGCTGGCCAAATCAATCAGGGTATTGTCAGCATAGCGCACCGCCACGGAGCCCGTGAGCGCGGCGATGCCGGGATCGACACCGTCCAGCTTGCCGTCGCTGCGGATGGTCTCAATCTTTTCGAGGTTGTTGCTATACGTGACGGAGGCGGACGTAACGTTTGCCAGTGCCGAGCCGCCCTGTTTGATGGCTCCTTGGAACTGGGAGAACCGGGTGTAATTCGCTTGGGTTGGCGTGCCGCCTTGGGTGGTCGCATTCCGCGTTTCGCCCTGGCCGATGCAGTTAATGGTGGCAGTGGCTTCGCCGGAGCGGGTAAAATTGAACGCCATGGAATTGGCACGAACGCCGGCCACCATGAAAAAAGCGGGAATTTGTGGCAGTCCCGTCTCCAAAGAAAGGCTGGGCAGGCTGGTGGCCCCTGATTTGAAGGCATGGCTGTAGGGTGCGGTGCTGCCCGTGGTGGTGGGGGCGCCAAGAAGGGCCTTCAGCCACTGGCCAATGTTGCGCAGATCCACGGGCACGACGATATCGCCGTCCACGTTGATGGCGTCCTGATAGGGCTGGGTCGGATCGCGCCCCAAGCCAATGACGTTGCTGGCAATCAAGCCCTGCTGCGCGCTGATATCCCGACTAACGAAGGGCATCTTCTTGAAGCCGGACACGGGCGGCGTGCCGTAGGTGGATTCAAAAGCGAGCAAAAGTTGGGCGTTCCAGCCGTAGGCACGGGCCATGGGATTTTCTCCTTACGAAATCGGGGTGTTAGCGACGTATTCCAGCATCACCGGCACGCTGGCGATCTTCAGGCCAGCCGCGCCTTCGATGGGTTCATCGGTAAATTGCGGCGCTTCCAGCACGGCAACATCGACAGTGCCCGAAAGAGTTTGGTTGTTGGTCATGGCGGCGGCGATATTGGTGAGGATGCCGTCCAACGCTGTATCGCGGACGGTAGGGGTGGCTTTCTGCACCGCCACCTGCACTTCAGCGCGGTGTTGCAGGATATAACGGAGCGGCGATAGCAGCGTTTCCGCCACGGTGACGTCGCCATCAAACAGGATGATGAGGCCAGAATCGGGAATCTTGACCGGCAACGATTCATTTCGCTTCACCGTAACAGAAGGAATGGTTTGCAGAACAGTCAGTAACGCCTGCAGGGCATTTTCACGAACACTGCTCATTGGGGGTCTTTCCAGTTATTGGCAATCAGCACTGGCAAGCGGTTCTGCCAGGCTGCGGCTTCGCGGTTGAGGTCAATGCGTTTCTTGGTTCGCACCTGGCGCACCAGCCAGAACATCACGGCAGTGCTTAACCCGCGCTTCGAGGCTTTCTGCTTATCGCTGGCGGGTCGAAGGCCGCGTGCGGTGGTGCGCACATTATCCACCACCAGCAGCGACACGCCACTGGGGCGATAGACAAACCGCAGCCGCCCCAAGCTTTGTTCGGGAAAATTCGTCGGGGTGATGCGCTTACCGCCCACGCCGCGTTTGGGGGCATTGGGGGTGGGGATCGCCAGCCACAAACCGTCTTTGCCGCGTATTGTTGTGGCTACCTCCAACCCCGTCATGATTTCTGGGGCGTTGGTGTAGACAAGGCCTGCTGCTTTGAGGCTCACTTGCCCCTGCGGGTAGACCTTGCCGCGCCAGGTGTTGGCCAGCCGCTGGCCAAGCCCCGCCGACGTGACCTGCCGCCGCATCGCGAGTTTGAGGCCATCCGTGGCCTGTTTTACCCCAGCGGTGACGGCGGTTTCCGCTGCCCGCACTTCGGCGGCCATATATTCCGTTAAAGAGCCTTGAATAGCGGCGGTAAGCCTCATGGCCGAGTACAATCCAGCGTCCAGACAAGGTTTTCCGCATCCCGCACCGGCTCGCCCTGCACGGTATAAAGCAAGGTACCAATAGTGAGCGTGTCGCCTTGATTAGGATCGGGAACATCCGAAACTCGCACATCCACCACCAGCGTAGGGGTGTGGATAGCCATCTCGCGCACGTCCACAATACGATCAGGCGATTTAATCACCGCCCGAAGCGTTTGCGTAATCCCTGCCACAGGCGTGTAAGTGACAGTTCGAGCCATAGCAGGATCAGCAAACAAGGCATCGATCATCGCCGAAAACGCCGTCATCATTATGTGTTCGTTAGTTTGACCAAGACAGCAGGGCGCAGGCACATGGGCAGCGGATTGCTTTGCGTGTGCAAATCCGTGCCGCGTTCAAACTTGCGGGGTTCTTGCTTGGCGTAGAGCGGCTGGCCGAGGGTGTTGGCGGTCTCGTTGAAGTCGGCGGGGGCAAAGTAGGTGGTAAACGTCCCCAGCGTACCAATCGGGAAGCAGTGCCCCTCGTTGGCGGCAATAAAACGCCGCACGTTGGCGTCGGCATCGGTGGCAACGCCGCGATATTCCTCGAACATCATGCCGCCGAAGGGAAAACCGGAGCGCATATCGTCCCGCAACGCGGCGCCGTCCTGCCAGCGTTGATAGGCATCTTTCACCAAAGCATGGCTGGTCAGGGCATCGAAAAACTCTTGGCTCACCAAGGCGTGGACGCGGGTCATGACCTCACCTTTGAGGTTGTCCTCAACGTGGCGAATGACCTCAAGGCATTTCTTTTTGACGTCCGTGGTGGCGATACTTAGCTGAAAGTTCACGGATTTGGCGGTGATGCCAAACTCGGCATAAAGGTCGAACAGCGTCGAGCTATCGGCATCAAGGATAACCCCCTTGAGGGCGCCCATGCGCAGATACTCCAGCGTAATCGCGTGTTTGTTGCGCATGTTTTGCAGGTGCGTAGCCAAGACATCCGCGTAAGCGCGGGTGGTGTCCTCGGAGCCAAAAGCGCGAATGCCCAGCACTTCAGCCTAACCTCAGCCTACGCTGCCGCTTGGCTTCGCTAAGGCTTCAGTGATGACACCTTGCAAAACGTGCCACTGGCACGTTTGTGCTGCGGGTCATTCTTCGGGCAACACCACGTCATCGTGGGGAATCAAGGTGTTGGCGAGAGATTGAATGGCGCTTTCAAAAGTGCCCACGCCATCGGCGAGCCCCGCTTTCACGGCATCGTCGCCAAAGAACAGCGCCGCTTCAGTGGTACGAATAGCATCAGCAGAAAGACTGCGGTTGCGGGAGACAGTGTCAACGAACATGCCGTACAAGCGGTTCACTTCGGCCTGCAGGAAGCCCGCTGCGTCTTCCGACAGCGGCTCATGGGCGTTGAAATCGTTTTTGCGGCTACCCGCGAACAGGGTTGTCACCTTCACGCCCTGTTTTTCGTCGTACCCCGATTGATCAACGTGAGCGGCCAGCACGCCGATGCTGCCCACGCCGCCGGTGCGGGTGAGGAACAGCTTATCGGCGGCACTGCCAATGGCGTAGGCAGCGGAAAAGGCGTTGTCATTGGCAATCGCCCAGACGGGTTTGCTGCTACGGGCGGCAAAAATACGGTCGGCCAGATCAAAGGCGCCCGCAGCCTCACCGCCTGGGCTGTCAATCTCAAGCATGATGGCATCAATACTGGGGTCTGCCACCGCCGCATCGAATCGCGCCTGCACATCCTCGTAATTACCAAAACCAAACAACGCATCGAGGAACGAGCCACGTTTGACCATCGGCCCCAATACGGGCACCACGGCAATGCGGGCGTTGCCGCTAGCTGAGCCACTACGCGCTACCAGCGGTTGCGGCGCACGCAGCAACGGCATGGCGTGCGGCGCCAGCAACAACGGCCGGTTCAGCCAGTGTTGGGAGAAATTGTTGGTCATGGTTGCTCGGAAAAATTGCTTTGTGTCTGTTGTGCCGCGCCGGTCTTGGCGACTTTGCGCGGATCGGAATCGAGAGTCAGGCCAAGGCTATCGGCACGGGCATTATCAGCGGCTATTTCCGCATCAATCTCTTCAACATCGTATCCCAATTCAGAAACAACCTCAGAGCGGCTCTTGAAGCCGTTGCGCACGGCCAGTTGCTCCGCCTGCTGGTCTTTGAGGGGATCAACCCAATCCCACCCTTGCGGAATCCACTTGGCTGCAAGGTACGCACGACGATTTTTCTGAAAATCGCCAATACGGATGGGCAAAGCACCTGATAATACCGCCAGTTCCAGCCAGCGCTGCCAAACAGGGCGGCAGAGCTGATACACCAGCACTTGATGCTGCAGCATCGTGCAGCGGCGGCGAAATTCAATCAGTCCCGCACGGATGCTGGAATAATTAACACCTGTCAGGTCAGAGGTGAGTTGTTCATAGGTAATGCCCAGCCCCACCGCGATCATCCGCAGTTGCTGGCGAAAAAACGCCTCATAACTGCCGCCAACATCGCCGGGTTCCGAGAATTTTACATCTTCCCCAGGCTCCAGCAGTTGTAGCGTGCCGGGTTCCAAGCCAGCCTGCGCCGCGCCTTTATCATCGGGGGTGCCTTCGCCCATGAACGGCGTGTCGGGATCGTTCTTGGTGATGAAGCCTGCGAACATGGCGGCGGTTTTCTTGCGCACGAGTTCGGCATCGTCATATTGATCCAGCTCATAAAGCTTCAGCAGCACCCGCCCCAGCCACGGCTCGCCGCGAATCTGCCCCGGACGCTGCGGCTTGAAGATATGCAGCACTTCATCAGCGGGCACGCGCACCGTTTCCCTAGCGGTGCCGAACAGGGCGGCATCGCCGGGATGTTCGCGGTAGAGATGATAGGCCACCCGTTGCCCAAGGCGGTTAAACTCAATACCGCCCCTGATAAAGTTGCCGTTTGCGAGCGGTTTGTTGTTACTGGCGTCCAGATGTTCTGCTTCCAGCGTTTGTAGTTGCAAGGGAACGCTGAGGCCATCTTCTGGGCGGCGCACGCGCAGGCGCACAAAGCATTCACCGCCCTCCACCATGGCGCGGCAAATGAGCGCCTGCAGACCATAAAAATCTGTCAGCCCCGCGCTATCGGCTTCATCCGTCCACTCCAGCCACAGGGCTTGGATTTGCTGACGCAGGTCGGATTCATCTGTTTTTGATTGCGGTTTGATGCCCGTGCCAACGGCATTCGCCACAATCGCCTCAATACCATTTGCAGCGTAGGCGTTTTTCCGCGCCATATCCCGGCTTCGGGAGCGCAGCAGTGCCGCATCCTGAAACAGAATGGCATTGGCGGAATCGGTGGTCGGCACCCATGTTTGCAGCCTTCTGCCGGTGCCCGCCGCGTCATAGCCTAACGCCTTAGCTTTAGGACGTTTCAGCCAGCCAAAAATCTTCATTCCACACCTTTGCTGGTAAACACGCGGAGGCTATTGTCGAATATTGACATAATTCGTCATATATGGCAGAATGGAACGAGATGAGCCCACTAGGAGGATCCCATCATGAGCAGCAGTCTTAATGTTTCCCTGACCGATGAATTGCGGCGATTCGTTGATACACGCGCCAGCGATCAAGATGTATATTCAACACCGAGCGAATATGTTCGCGATCTGATTCGTCGCGACATGGAAGGGACGGCCCTTCTCACCAAAGTGCGGCGCGGGCTGGACGACATCAAAAACAATCGATTTGCAAAAGAGAGCATCTTGGATATCATTGAGGAATATAAATAGTGACCAGCCACAACTATTTTCTGACCACTGGTGCCGCCCACGACATCCGCGAGATCGGCGATTGGTCTTTGGAACGCTGGGGCAAGGAAAGAACAGTGCAGTATCTAACCGAATTGCATGAACGATTAGAATATATTGCAGCAAACTTCAAAACCTTCGAGAGCAATAATACCCGTGCTGACTTAAGCGGCGACAGTGGCTTACTGCTTTATCCGGTCAACAAGCATTATGTCGTATTTCTGCCCATTGGCGAGCGATCCATTGCTGTTGCCGCAGTTATCCGCCAAGGGCGGGATATTCCCTCAATCTTACAAAAAGACGGTTTTACGATTCGTCGTGAATTGCAGGAAATCCGGGACAAGATAGCACAAGGATTGATTGTGCCGCCCAATAGTTAGGAATCTTCATTCCACACCTTTGCTGGTAAAGACTCGGATTTGCCGTGTCCGCGTGCCAGTCACCGCCTTAACCTCCTGCCGCATCCTATAACGCAAAGAAATCAGCTCACCCAACTGCACCTGGCTGTAGCTCACGGTTTTGCCGTCGTAGGCAATCGAAGCCACCCTCTCACCGCTTTGCAGCTTGCGGATGGCGGTTTCAATGTCGATCAGGTCTTGTTCGGTATAAGGCATATCAACTCATCCAGCGGGAGCGGGTTACGCGGGGGCGCGGGGGTTTGTGTGTTGTCACGGGTTCAACGGCACGCCGTTCAGCGGGCACTAATTGTGCCTCCAGATTCTGCCAGTGGCGGTCGGTAAAGCGTTCGATGCCAAGGGTGATGGCAGCAGCGCGGGCGTAGATGCGGCAGTCGAGTGCCTCATTGCGTTCCCGCAGCTTTTGCCATTCCCGTTTCGGGTAGCCCTTGACGGTCTTGGTCACCAGCTGTTCGGCGGTCAGCTGCTTGAAGTATTCGGCTTCATACTGGGGAAAGTGGGAGTATCCAGCCGGAAACTGTCCATCCTCGCCGCGCTGCAGCTTCAGCCACTGGTAAAGTTCGGATTTCAGCAGTGAGACGCCCACCGGCCAGACTTTGATGCCGCGCCGCAGGCGTTTACCGCCAATGTTCACGTCTACCGCCGTGGGGGCACCCACCGGCGCAATTGCCCGTTCCACGCCCTTGACTGCCAATACGCGGCCAGCTTCCTGACGACGGCACCACGCGTAAACATCCTGCGTGGCAAAGCCCGTATCCACCGTTAGTATTCATATGTTTACGGAAGTGACACAACAGTTCTTAGTTTAGAAAAGTAAGCGGATCTGACTACTTTAATTCAGCATGTTCTAGGAATAACTGCACCCCTTTTATAATAGGAATAAGTTTTTCTTCATTAGCACCTGATTCAAAAAATTCCATTGTTGAGAGAGCCATAACTTGTAAAGGAGCAATCCATTTTTGTTGTGATTGTGAGGCTTTGTTATAGATGTCCATTGCTTCTGCATACATGCTACCAACTTGTGAATGAAATTTAGGCATAAACATGACCGTTGAAACGATGGAGCTAATAAATTCAGGAGAACCGTTCGAATTTTTTTGTAGTATGGGCAAATAGTAGCATACGGCATGTGTTATTATAAAAGTGATTATCATAACCATCATTGCTTGGCCTTCATCTAAAGAATTTTGATTATATTCGGCTTTTTCCAAGGAGGTTTCGACAACAAATTTCACAACAGAAATTAAATTGTCGATGTTCTGATCATCAAGACTATCTTTTTCAGATCGTTTTAAATCATATTTATGAAGCACATAAAATAATTTAGTAATGCGCTCGGCGGTGTCTAACTCGAAGTGTTGCACTTCGTTTTTGAAACCGCCTATATCTTGATTTTGCTTTTTCTTGAATAATCCAAACATACTGCCCCTTTCACAAGCGTCAGAATTTAAAATATAAACTATCGTTTGCTTGATTAGTACGACGGTTTATTAGATCGTCTCTTATACTGTATGATTCCATAAAAACAACCTTCTTAACCTCGCTGGAAAGCTGCCGTAACGGCTCTCGCAAGGCGGCCAGCGCCGCTTCCGTCTGCACCGTATCCACCTTGCCGTTGGTCAGGCGGACAGTGCCTTGCTTGATCAGCTTGGCCGCGTATTGCCGTGAGAAGCCTTTGTGCCGTGCCCATTCAGACGGGGTCAGGAGCATTGTGACTTGAGTATGTTTTTGAGTTGTTTTCCAAAACGAGCGTAAAATCTTTGACCGTCACACGTTCTTATCTCAAGTTTCACAAATCTTCTAAAAAATCTGTTTTCGCACAATTTTTGTACCACCTCCTTAAGTGCAACAAAATCATTTGTCAGAAATATTGTTGCTGATTCTTTTGGCTTTATTTCAATTGGCTTTTGTGGAAACACAGGTTTATACGGGTTTTGCTGGGCTGCCTTAGCATTTGGTACCCATCTTGGAAAAGTCCAGCAAAAAGAAAAATAGCTTATAAAACAAGGAACGTTTCCAACGTTGGTAAGCGAAACCATAATTACATCTTCGCATTTACTCAGGTCAACCTTGCTTTGGTGTCCTTCAGGAATATGTTTCCCCGTATCTGCATATACCGAAAGTTCTACAGAAGATTGACGATTTGCAATGTAAAGAGCAACCCAAACCGCTAAAAAGGTAGCAACAGATGATAGTGCTGAAAGTGTGTGCTGATAACTTGTAAAAAATTCTTCCATACAGTTACTTGTAAAGAATTTGTGCTTTTTTGCAATTCAGATTTTTCCCCGTAAAATCCTGCCAGCGCTTGACAATCACATCCACATAGCGTGGATCGAGTTCAATCAGCCGTGCCTGCCGCCCTGTTTTCTCGCAGGCAATCAACGTGGAACCAGACCCCCCGAACGGGTCGAGGACAATATCACGGGTTTTGCTGCTGTTACGAACCGCTCGTTCCACCAGTTCTACGGGCTTCCCCGTCGGCGTTGCCGACAAAAAATTCTTGCGCGCAACGCGCGCGGGGTGGGGTGCAGGTCGTTTTTCTGGGGCTTGTTGAAAAACCAGACATCACCCTGATCCCGTGCCCCGCACCAGAAATGTTCCGCGCCTTCCTTCCAGCCGTACAAAATCGGCTCATACTGCCGCTGATAATCAGATCGCCCCAGCGTGAACGTATTTTTCGCCCAGATGACGAAGGTTGACCATTTGCCGCCCGCCTTGCGAAAGGCAGACTGTAGCGTGTCCAGCTCAGAAGAACTCATGCACACATACACCGCGCCCTTGCAGACGCTCAGCAGATTAACACAGGCATCGTACAAAAACTGCTCGAACCCTTCGCCGAGATTATCATTAAGAATGGTG